AAAATATCCAATGCATAATGAAGAGGGTGTTGTATTAAATTATAAAGATGTTTTGCAGAGTTGTTCTTTAAAATCTGCAAAAGCTTTAGGATTATCAATTATCAACACTCAATTTTATAAGAAATGGGGTAAGTATAATAATCTTGTTTTATTGAAAGAACTAGATCAAACAAAAGATTATTATAGAAACTTTGAACATCCAATTGCTAAGATAGAATCTTTTAAATCAGATATTGATTTAGCAGAATCTAAATATGAGAAAGTTCTTTATTCAGAATTAATAAAAATTAAAGATTTTGAATTAAGTAAACCTCTACTCATAGGTATTACAATTGATGGTCATAAAATAGAATTACTTAAACTAATAGATTCTAAAACAGGTTTATTTAAAATAGGTAACAATGACCCTATGATTTTAAATACTAACGATAATTATGATTTTTATTTATCTAAGAATCATAAACATCAGATTATACGACAATATTATATTATGAAAAGTAAATCTAGCTAATATGAAACCTGGAGACATTGTTAATATATACCATAGTCCTCAACTTGAATTAAACTTCGAAGGTCAAGCAAGACTAATCGAACTAGTTGATGATGGTCATAGTTTTATTCTTTACAATGAAAAATTATTTACAAAATTAGAAGATAGAGCTATTGGTGAAAGTGGTTCTCATCTACCATTAACTAAAGAACAAGAACAGAATAATAAGGTGTATGCAAATATGATCTTATATTTTGAAGGTTCTAAAGGTTCTTTAGTAAATCCTGAAATTAAAATTTTCAGAGAAGAGTTAAAAGATTTAATAGGTAAGACAGAAAAGCATCTCAAGAAGATGGATTTGTTAATTTTTAATTACAGACTCAAATGGAGTAAACTTAATTTACATAAAAGTTATATTTTTCAATACACTAATGACCAAATAATTAGATTTATTCATCAGAGGTATACTAAGAACTGGACTCATACTTTATATAGAGAACAAAAATGGATTGTTGAATTTATTGGTGATCAATATTCAATGGAAACTAAATCATTTATGTTTAATAATTCATTTAGAACTACAAGAAAAGTAAAAGTCTTATTATGTATCTGTCCTGATGAAGATACTCAAAATTGTGAAATGGTTTATTATACTACAAACTCTAAAGGTTTATCTGCTTATGATAAAAAACTTAAACGCATCAAAAAGAAAAATAAAGTTCAACAAAAGAAAAAGCATGAAAATCTACCACTCAGGTAGAAGTACAGATTTCATTGCTCCAAGTATAACAATAGGTTGTCAGTATGATTGTTCTTATTGTTATTTAAAAAGACATCATCCTGATAAGTCAGTTGATGTATCAACGAATATAAATGAAATATTGACTACTATAAATAGTCATGTTTATTTTGCTGAAATTGCTAAACCAAATCAAACTGATGATCAATATATAACTTATGATATAGGTTGTAATGCTGATATAGGTTTAGATTCTAAATATTGGAATTGGCAATATGTGTTTGAATGGTTTAAAGATCATGACTTAGCTAAAGCATCTTTTGCAACTAAACGAGTTAATCCTAAATTTCTCAGCTTTAATCCTGAGAGAAAAATTAGAATTAGATTTAGTTTAATGCCAATAGAATATTCTCAATTACTTGAACCTAAAACAAGTCATATAGTTGAGAGGATACAAGCTATAAATGATTTTTACGATGCGGGTTATGATGTTCATATTAACTTTAGTCCTATCATAGTATATGATGGTTGGTTAGACAAATATGAAGAGTTATTTAAACTTGTCGATAAATTAATTAAAGATGAGATTAAACAACACGTAAAAGCTGAATGTATATTTCTTACTCATAATGAAGAAATGCATCAGAAAAATAAAGACAATGAAGGAGAGTATTTATTATGGAATCCATCTATTCAAGAATTTAAAATTAGTGAAATGGGTGGTAAAAACATTAGATATAAATACAATCTAAAAGAAGATTATATAAATCAATTTGTAGAATTACATGATGAGATTATTCCTTGGAATTCTATAAGATACATATTTTAATTATGCTTAGAGTTTGCACTTATAGTAAAAGTAGTATACATGTAGGTATTGATAATTGTACTCAAGAAGGTGCTTATATTAATATAAAACCTAATGATTTAAAAGAAATTGATATAAAAAATATTATTATTTCAATTGAAGATATGTTAAAACCTTTTGATAATGATGAATACATTGGGTTAAATGCTAGTTCTTTCTTTGAAGAATTGAATGATATTCATTCTGATTACGATCTACAAGATTATGTTGAAGGTTTTGAATATGATGATGAGGTTCAGTTTATCGAATGTTTTAATAATAAAGATGACGATGATGATGATTATGACGAAGATGAAGATGAGGATGAAGATTATGAAGATGAGGATTACTCTAATCTAGAAGATGTCGATGATCTTTCATCTATTAGCTATGATGCTATTGATGATTATAAAGTAAGATTTTGTAAAGGTTTAAATAATGATGTTTATATTGAAATTTCTAATAACGTTAAATCATTTACATTAGATAAGAAACAATTTTTATCTTTATATGAAGGATAATGTATGGGTATATGACATAGAACAGCTTAAAAACTTTCATTCTATGACTGCTTATTGTCCATACACAGAAACAATAAAAACATTTGTAATACATAATGATGTAAATCAATTAGAAGAGTATGTAAAGTTTCTTTTAAATGATTGTAATATAATGATAGGGTACAATAATATTAATTATGACTATCCTTTACTACATTTTATTCTTTCTAATTATAAGAAATGGAGATACTATCCTTCTTATAGAATAAATCAATTATTATACGAACAAAGTCAAAGAATAATTGAGAGTGAATACTCAAGTATACCAGAAAAGAATGTAAAAATCAAACAAATAGACTTGTACAGGATTTGGCATTTCGATAATAAGAACCGTAGAACTTCATTGAAGCATATTCAAATTGCTATGAATTGGTCTAATGTTCAAGATATGCCAATACCACATTACCACATTGTAGAAAACTCCGAAGTAGAAGACATATTAAAGTATAATCTTAATGATGTTTTATCTACTTGGGAGTTCTACAAAAAAAGTAAAGAACAAGTTACAATGAGAATAGCATTATCAAAAGAGTATAATCTATCTCTTATAAATGCTAATGCTCCTAAGATTGGTGCCGAAATATTTGCATCTATCATTAGTAGTGAAATGAATATTTCTGTTTCTCAGTTAAAAGAAATGAGAACAAAAAGAGATGAAATTGTTTTTTCTAATTTAATATTTCCATATATTAATTTTAAAAGTAAAGAGTTTCAACATCTCCTTGAATTCTTAAAATCTTGTAGAATAGAAGGTTCTGTTTTAAAAGGATTCTTTACTGATATTAGTTTAAATAAAGTAAGTAAAATTATTCCTTATTTCAATAGAAATCTCATTGATAAAAAGAAAGGTACAGTAGATAACTTACATATTATATTTGAAGGATTTCAATATGATTTTGGTGTGGGTGGTATACACGGTTGTATTGCACCTGGTATATATGAGTCTTGTGATAATTATATAATTATCGATATAGACGTTAACTACTAGCGTCTTAACCTTGTGAATTCAGGGAAACCTAAGTTTATAAAATATGGCAATCCTGAGCGAAGCTTTATGTTAAAATAAGGAACGTGCAGAGACTATCGAAACTACGTTGCTAAACGGAAAGGAGTAGAGTAGGATATCGAGGGGATATTCGAAGCGCAAGGAAATTCTTTTATTGGATAATAGGAGGTAACTAAAAATAACTATTTATTATATTTGCTTATTGTAAGCAATTAAATAATTAGTTATGAAATTAAACAGAAAAAGAGATCTTAATAAATGTGGAATTTATTGTATTAGAAATAAAAATAATAATAAAGTGTATATTGGAAAATCTAAGAATATATATTCTAGAATAAAACAACATATAAATTTATTAAATAAAAAATCAAAAAATGAAAATAGATATTTAATCCATTCTTGGTTTAAATATGGAAGAGATTCTTTTGAATATGAGGTATTAGAGTATTTTGATATTATTGATGATAAAGTTTTAAAAGAAAAAGAATTATTTTGGATTAATCAATACGAATCTACTAATAAAGATAAAGGGTATAATTTAAGAATTGATTCTGAAACTAAATGTATTGTTTCACATGAGACTAGAATTGTATTATCAGAATCTCAAAAAAGAAGATATATAAAATATCCAGAACATAAATTAAAACTTTCTGAGTATTCTAAAAAACATTGGTCACACCCAGAAAATGTTAATAAGATGGTTAAAACTTTAAAAGAAACAAAAAAGAAAAAATACAAATTTTTACAATACGATAAAGAAAAAAATTTATTAAAAGAGTGGGATTCTGTTGAAGATATTATTTCAAATAATCCAGATTTTAAATGGCAAAATATATACTCAGTATGTAATGGTTATAAAAAATCATACATGGGTTATATATGGACAAAAGAATTTAAGATATAGTCCGAACCTGATAGAAATGTCAGAAACAAATGTAGTAGTTTTTATCCTAATTTAGCAATACGTAATAGATTTTATCCTTTACATTTAGGTGAAAAGTTTTGTGATATATACGAAGGTGTATATGATAAAAGATCTATTGCAAAAAAGAAAGTTAAAATAGATAAAAACGACATGACAGCTAAAGCTGTTAATGAAGGATTAAAATTAGCTTTGAATGGTTCTTATGGTAAATCCAATGAAGAAACATCATTCTTTTATGATCCAGCATACACTGTAGCTACTACTGTTAATGGCCAATTGCTATTAACTATGTTAGCTGAAGAAATAATATTAAATACTGATTCTACTTTGTTACAGATCAATACTGACGGTCTTACTGTTAAGATTCATAAAAGTCATTATGATAAACTTATGAGTATATGTAAAGATTGGGAAACACTTTCTGGTCTTGAACTTGAATACGTTAATTATAAAAAAATGATTATACGTGATGTTAATAATTATATTGGAGTTTATGAAAATGATAAAACAAAACTTAAAGGTGACTTTGAGATAAATAAAGATTGGCATAAAGATCATTCTATGAAAATAGTACCTAAAGCTTTAGAAGCTTATTATGTTCATAATATACCAATTGAAGAAACAATAATGAACTCTACAGACATTTATGACTTTACATTATCAATGAAAGTTACTAAAGGTTGGACAGCTATTCATCGTAAGATTGAAGACAGAGAATTTGTAGAAACAAAACTACAAAAGAATAACAGATATTTAATTACAAATAAAGGTGGTACGTTAATGAAAGTACATAACGACAGTAGAGAATCTAATGTCGAGAAAGACTTTAATACTACTATTTTTAACAGGTATTATAATTGCGAAGAGTTTAGTTGTTATGACATCAACTATAACTATTATGTTAGAGAAGCTTATAAGATTATTAATGTAATATCTAATAATAACCAATTAACTCTTTTTTAGTATGAGAAAAATTTTACTTTTATTATTTATTTTATCTATATTATCTTGCGGTAATACAGAAACAAAGAAACCCAAGCGAAAGTTTGGTAAGAACAAAGAACTTGTTGACTCAAGTAAGTTAAAAAGGGATTCTATTCTTAAAGATTCAATTGCAAGAATAGATACTGTTAAAGCTTTACCTAAAGTTATGTATCCTGAAATTTCTGAGATAATATTGAAAGAAATGTTAACTCAAGAACTTAAAAGTGGTACTATTCCTGGTAAATATCTTAATGAATCATTTTATGATTTATTTAATATTTATAACACTGACCCAAGAATTGTTAAATTTTTAGATCAATCTATATCAGAATTTATTGATTATACAGTAAAAAGAAATAGAGTAGATTTTAAAAACGTTGATGATACTATTGCTAATATTATAATTAAAACTAAGAAGTGATATGGCATTAGGAACAGTTATCGGAATTATATGTATTGCTATTATTGGTATCTGGTATTATTTTAATACTAAATCAAGTAACCCAATAAATTTTAATACATTAGCAGAGGAGAATGTTGAGTTTTTATTTAAAAGTTTAAGTGCTGTAGGTACTTTTATTGAGGTAATGAACTTATCATTAGTTGCAATGGACAGTATGGGTATGGATTTATTCCAGGCTTTTTCAAGATATGCTCTTATTGGTGTAATAGAAATACTAACTTCTTTTATATTCATTAGTGTAATATCTAATTCTATGCGGAAAGCTGCTGAAAAAAATAAATTGAATTTTCTAGAACTTCTTAAGGTTTTATTTAAATCTATTCCTGTATTCTTTGTAGGATTTGTAATAACAGGTATAATTTATTTGCTTTATTTAGAGTCTATATTTCATTTAGAAGCACAGCAAAATAATACACAGCTTTGGTGGTTACCTATCTTAGGTTTTACTTTAGAATTTAATCCTAGTAACTATAAACTTATCAATCCAGATTGGCGACAACCAATTTCTTTTGCATCAGTTTTTCTTATTTATACTACAACTATTTTTGACGTTATGTTAATATATTTCTTATGGAGAAAATATACTAATGAGTTAGGTAATAAGAATTATGTAAAGCAAGAAAAGAAAGATAAAGATAAACCTAAGGATGATAAAAGTAAAGAAGAATCGAAAGATAAAGAAGGCGCTGAAAAAAAGCCTGAGCAGGAATCTTCTAAGAAGGATTCCGAAAATCCAACAAAATTTACAATTTATGAAGCAATTGATCAGATTGAATCTTTATTTAAATGGAATGGTAGTGATATCAAATCCAGATTAAATAAAGTTTTAGGTGAAGATTTATCTGATAAAACAATGATTCATCCAGATATTGTTAATGGTAGTAAAACAAAAGACCAAATTAAGAGTATAATGGAGAATCTAATTATTGGACAAGTTGGTGATAATCCTTCTGGTGTATTAGGTTACACAGATTTAACTCGTCAATTATCAATTAAAGAGAAAGATGTACAAAAAGTAACATCTCCTTTAGCTGAATTTGAAAAGAAATTGAAAGGTGGAATCTGGGAAGATATAGCTGATTCTTACAATGATGCTAAACTCAAACGTGAAAAGAAAGAGATAGAAGACAAGATGAAACCTCTTGAGGAAACTCGTGATGCTTTACGTATGGAATTAAAATCTATAACTGAAAAAAGAACTCAGTTAAAAGAATTTCTTGAAACTAGATTAAAAAGATCAAATCTTCTTAAATGAAAATAGATTGGGAATATCTTGAGAAACAAGTAAAAGAATTATCTAATTCTTTAAGTGAATTAACGAGAGAGCGTGATAAACTCTCTCGTTATTTTAATCTTTTAACAACTGAAAAAAGTAAACTAAAAAATGATTACAGTAGAGTTTTAAAAGAATCTGTTTCAAAAAAAGATAAGTTATTTAAAATCCATAGAGATTTAAACGAAAGAAAAAAAGAATGGTTTTTAAGTGGAGGAACTTCAGAAGATTTCTGTTTAGATGTAGAAGGCTACTCCTTAGAATTAGAACTTAAGTCTTTAGTTAAAAGAGATATTAACTACATCAAAAATGAACCTAAGTCTGCTAAAGAAAAGTATAATGATTATTCAAAAAGATGTGATAAGATATTAGAAATGATTAAGAGTTATGATAGTAAAATAAAAACTATTAATCAACAATTATCTCATTTACATTTACATGAAGAAATAAAAAGTCATTCATATAGTAATTTAGATGGTTCACTTTTTGTTGAAATGGAAGTATATCAACTTAGTGTAAAAAGAAAGAAAACGTACTTAAATCATAAGAAGTACTATAACAAAAATGATGATGTATGGTATAGAACTTATGATAACTTAAAAAAGAAAAAAGTTTTATCAAGCGATGATCTTGATGCACTTATTCAAGTATTAAATAAATATTTTAAAGACACTCGTATAAATGTTACTTAAAGTTAATGAAAAAGAATTTGACTATTTAGTAAGTAATAAATTACTTGAACCTATATCCAAAGGTAAGTATAAACTTTGTAGTGTTAATTTAGTTCATCTAAATAAAGCTAGACTAAATAAAGATTTTCAAATGGATAATAGTTTAGTTTTTATTGAAGTAGAAGTAGAGATTGTTACAAAAAGTAACTCTCAATTAAAAATTAACTATAATAATGGTCATTCTAATATTGAAGAATGGATAGATGATTGGCGTGCAGGTTGGTCAGGTAAGAGAGTAAAAGCTATGGGTATTAAACAAGACTGCATTGAAAAAATGAAAGAATTCTTTAAAGAGAATCCTACTTACACTAAAGATGATGTCTTTGATGCAAGAGATTTTTATTTTAAAGATATCATTTCACAATACGGTAATTACCAATACCTAAGACAAGCCGATCATTTTATAAAGAAAAGAGATAAAGTAACAGGAGAAGTATCTACTGATCTTGTTGTTTATTGCGAACAAATTAAAATTAATAAAGACAATAATTTAACTAATGAGTCTAAATATTCCTTATTCGACGACTTATAAGAAATTTTTTAATAAAGTAGATAAAGGTATTCAAGGATACAACAAAGGTTTACCTATGGGTTTTCCTAAACTTGAAGATTATATTGCTGGTATTCAGAAAGCAAGATACGATGTTATCTTTGCAGAGTCTGGTGTTGGTAAATCTTCATTTGTATGGTATGCTTATGTAATGTACCCTTATGAATATTGTTACAAAAATAAAGGTAAAATAAAAGATTCATTGAAGATTAGACTATATAGTTTAGAGGTTTCTGCAGAAGAAGTAATTGCTAAATTAGTTGCACTTAAACTATTTATAGATTATGGAATTATTGTAGACTCTAAATATATATTTTCTAAAGGTGATAATAAACTTGATAGTGCTCTCTATAAAAAGATAAAAGAGTTATCATCTTATTTTGATGAAATGTTTCAACATATTACTATTATTGATAGACCTATGAGTCCTAGTCAAATTAGACAGGATGTATTAAATTTTGCAGCAAGTGTAGGTAAATTAGAAGAAGATGATGATGGTAAATTTAAATTTACTCCTAACGATTCTAATCAAACTGTAATAATAATTACAGATACTGTTGGTAATTTAAAAGTAGAAAGTCATAATGGTAATACGTCAGTTAAAACTACGATTGACCTTCATAGTTCTAACTGTAGAGATATTTACAGAAATCAACTAGGCTTTAGTTGTGTAAATGTTTCACACAGTAACAGATCTATGGATGATATTAATCGTGTTAAATACGGTGAACTATTTCCAAAAATATCAGACATTAAAGAAACTAACATGTTAGCACAAGATGCTAATCTAGTTATGGCTTTGTTTGATCCTATGAATCATATAAACCCTAATAACAATCTTGATAAATTTATGGATTATGACATCTTTAAATTTAAAAATAGATTTAGAGCTATAGGTATTTTAAAAAACAGAGAAGGTGAAAATAATAAAAGAGTTGGTTTATTATATATTGGCGAGTGTGGTTACTTTCAAGAACTACCAAATGGTAAACAAATTACAGCAGAACAATATAATAAAGTATCATCTTTTAAACATTTTACACAGTTATCAAAAGAAGATAAAGATAAAAAATTAAACAATTAATGATGTTACCTACGCAAGTATTAAAAGCAACAAGACAAAATCCAAGAAGACTTATTATCTATGGCAAACCTAAAGTTGGTAAAACTACAATTTTATCCAAACTAACTGATTGTTGTATTTTAGATTTAGAAGATGGCACTGACCACGTAGATGCAATTAAAGTAAAAGTTATTGGTTTACGTTCTGATAAACAGGAAACACCAGAACAAATTCAAAAACGACATTCAGAATACAAATATTATTTGAATGAGTTTGCAGTAGAAATAAACAAACATCGAAAACAAAATAACGGAGAATATCCTTATAAAATTATTGCTGTTGACACTATTACTCAATTAGAGATGTGGTGTGAAGACTATGCAACTAAGATGTATATGGATAGCGTACAAGGTAAAAAGTTTAACAGAGATAAAGCTGGTGCATTTCTTCCTAAGAATGAATGGGAAACAGTATTATCATTACCTAACGGCGCAGGTTATTTATGGTTGAGATTGGCATTTGAGTATTGGCTAAAAGTAATTGATGGACTAGCTCCAGATATTATTCTTGTTGGTCACTTAAAAGACAAAAAGATTGATAAAGATGGTAAGGAATTGAGCTCTAAAGATTTAGATCTTACGGGTAAAATTTCACAAATTACAGCAGCATCATCAGATGCTATTGGTTATATATATAGAAATAAAGACAAGACTATTATTAATTTTGCTTCTCAAGATGACACGTGCGGTGCCAGACCAGTACACTTACAAGGTAAAGAAATTGTAATCATGGATGGTACAACAGCACATTGGGAAGAAATTTACATTGATTAATTATTATGATTCCAGTAAAAGCAAAAGGTTCTAAGAAAGAACAAATCGAAGAGAAATTAGACATTTATCCAAACGTAGCAACAATTATGCTACAGGCAAATCCTAACGAAGGATCTAAAATGTTAAGACTTAACCGCAAAGCTGTAGAGCTTTTAGGATTAGAAGTCAACAATGACAGAGATAGATTAGCTATTGTTCGTGGATACGAAACAAAGACTACATCTGAAGAAAAAGTATTTCTTTATGTTACTAACACTGATTCAGTGGAATATGTAAATAATAAAAGAAATGTTGTTAAAAAAAGTACTACTAAAATAAATCTTTCTACACTCCGTTGTAAATCATCTTGGATTTATGATGAGATTGAAAGCTATCATTCAAATGATAACTTTTTGGAAGATCGTTATTTTGCTTTAGTAGAATCAGAAACTACAAAAGGTTACTTTAAATTAGAAGAAGTTAATTTAAGTGTACCTAAGGTAGAAGTAAAAGAAAGAGAGATTGATTCTGTATTTCAAACATCTGGTAAAGATACTGAGATAAAGATTCATCAAGACTAATTAAACATTTTTTAAATTAAATTTACTTATTTATATGGGTATTAAAGCTAAAGGTGGGGTTGAAGTTAAAACACTTGAACCTAAAGTAAAACATTATTTTACTGGTGTAGCAGATGCTGAAATCTTAAAATTCAATCCTACTAAACAGGAAATAATGGAAATTAAAGGAATCGAAAATGGTGATAACATTAAAGATCCTGAATATAAAGTAACGATGCAAGATAAAACTTATCGTAGAATTGAAATTCTAATGCGCATCAATCCTAATGTTGAAATTGGAAAGAAAACAATTGATGGTAAATTGATTGAAGATTATCCAAATGATCATTATTTTAACACAGGATTTTTAGTTTCTGATAGAGACGAAGTATCTGCTAGTGGTAACTTTAGATTTATAAATGATAGATTGCAAAGTACTTGGGCACCAAGTATTGATGCAATTAAAGATAACTCAGGTATGTCTTGGTTTAAAACTGAGAATGCAAGAAAAGCAAAAGAAGGTGAAGTACAACTTTACGATTTTCTTTATGCCTGGTATAACAAAAGCAGTAACAAAGAAACACCAATTACAGATTTTATTCTAGGTGATGATGCTACAGCTACAATGGAAACATTGTTTAGTGGAGATGTATCTGCATTGAATGAGTTAATTGGTGATGAGAACTTCTCTCATCCTGACGGTATACCAAGAAAAGTAGCCGTATTATTGGGTGTTGAAGTAAGTGATAATACTGATGCAAATGGTAATTTCTATCTAAACCAAAGAGTATTTACAAGTAAAAGTGTAAATGCATTTGCTAAAGAAGGTAGAGATATATCTAAAGGTGCAAAAGAAAGTGTAGAAGAAGGTAGATTTAATGCTACTATCCAGGATTCTTTCTTATTTAAAGTTTATGATCCTACTAAAACAGTAGAATCTAATACTGAAATTAAAGAGATTGCTGATAGTAATAATTACGATATTCTTACTGACGACGATTTTTAGAATAAAGGGAGGGTAACTCCTCCCTTTTTAAATTAACTTTGTTCAATGACTCCTAATGAGATATTTCAATTAGTTGATCCTAAAGTAGCAATGGAAAGATATTTTCCAAGTGAAGTCAAAACTAATCTTAAATATAGAAATCCTTTTAGAATTGATAATAAACCAACTTGTTATTTTAGTTGGAGTAAATCAGGAAGATTTGTTTTTTATGATTTAGCTAAACCTGATTACAGTGGTGATGCTATTAAAATAGTAATGCTTAAGTATGACATGAATTTTGGTCAGGCTATGCAAAAGATAAATGATGATTTCAATTTAGGATTATCATCAAGAAATATTTCTAGTAGAACTGATTTAACTCCTTTACGTAAAAAGAACAATACTAGAGAATTTGAAACAAAAGTTAAGAAAACATATTTTCAGATTCATATAAGAAACTGGAATAAAAAAGATCAAGAATATTGGTTGCAATTTGGTATAGATATAAAGCTTTTAAAAAGATATAAAATATCTCCTGTAAAGAAATACTATACTAAGAGTTTAAATAAATCAGGATTTTCATTAAGTTATGATTATGATAAAGATCGTGATGACCCTTGTTATTGTTACAAGATTGGAGACAATGATTTTAATGTGAAACTTTATAGACCATTAACAAAAAACTCTGAGAATAAATGGAGAAGTAATACTAATCCTAATGATGTACAAGGTTTAGAACAATTATCTTATAAATCAAAAGATGACATATTATTTATTACATCATCAATGAAAGATTTATTAACTTTAATTTCTATAGGTTATGATGCTATTGCACCACAATCTGAGACTGTTGAGATACCTAAAAGTATTTTTAATAAGTTAAAAAAGAAATATAAAAGAATAATAATCCTTTATGATGCTGATGAAACAGGTCATTATTATACTATAAAACACGCTGATTCTTTTAAATGTGAATATAGATTACTTGAAAAAGTAAATCATAAAAAAGATTTAGCTGAAATAAGATCATTAATGAATGAAGAAGATTTTGAAATTTATATACAAAAACTTATAGATGACAACTGATATTTTTAAAAATAAGATTGACGATTCATGGCTTAGTTTATTTCAATCACCATTAGGTGAGTTATATATTCAAACTTTAACAAATGTAATTACAGATCATCCTAAGAAAGATGATCATGGTTTTAATGTATCAAAACAATTAGGTTTTAAGTTATTACCTAAGATACAAAATATACTTCAACCTTTTAGATCTGTTAATCTAAACGATCTAAAAGTAGTAATGATATTTGATCAACCTATGGAGAACGTAGGATGTACAGGAATACCTTTAGAATTACAAGATAAGTTTCCAAGAATTAGAACTGATATTCTTGATGTAGTAGAAACTACTTATCAACTGTATAAAGATGACATATTTACTACGTTTAATGCAAACGAATGGATGAAACAAGGAGTGTTATTAATTAACGCTTCTATGACAAGAGAAATGGTAAATCCAGATAATCATATTAGTTATTGGTTGAGATTTACTCAATCTTTGATTAATAGTATTCACGAATACAACAATAATTGTTTATTTGTTTGTATTGGTAATGTATCTAATTTATCATTTCCTGAAAAAGCTAATGTAATATATACGCCCAAAGAGGTCTGTAAAACAAGAGAAGAAAGAGAAATCTTTCACCGATACTGTTTATTTGATAAGATTAATCAAGAATTAAAAACTATTGACGAATCTTTATCAATAAATTGGTAGTAGTATTAAGTATTTTAAAGGTCACGGGTGCTGGGAAACTGGCACCCTTTCTAATGATTATGACATTTGATTCACCAGAAGAAGAATATTATTATGATTGGTTAAATGAATTAAGAGAAGAAGGGTATATTCATAGTATCAAAAGAGAACCTGAATATGAACTTTTTCCTGAAGTAAAAATAAAAGACAAAGTAATACTTAGAGCTTCTATCTATAAACCTGATTTCATTATCGTATGGGAAGATAAAGCTAAAGATATATTTTATTTTACTGAAGACTCTAAATTTAAATCAATTATAGTCGAGCTAAGATCAAAACACTTTGCTCATAAAGATGAACTAACAAACAAATATTATTCAGTTGTAGATGTCAAGGGTACATTTGCAGCTAGAGGTAATAGTAGTACTATAAAATTTCCTATAATACAAAAACAAATGTACTATAGGTATAAAATTTATGTAAATAAGATAATGCCTTTACATTCAAAGAACGGTTTATTTGCTAGCACATTTACACCAAATAAATTCTCTTATACCAAAAAAGGTAAATTGAGAACTTTGAAATGGAAGATAAAAACATTATCAGAGTTTACTAACAAAAGTTAAAAGATGGAAATAGATAAACAAATTGTAATTTTTGATGCAACTTGTCTTCTTTACATACATGGCAACAAAGAAGATTATAAAGAAACTATTCATGCTCATATAAAAGATGTATTAAAAAATTGTGATACTAATCTTTATATCGGTATACTTGACGGTAAGAATAATTTCAGAAAGAAAGTTGCTGTAACAAAAGAATATAAAGGTAATCGTAAATTTGAAAAGCCTCTTTATTTTTATGAAATAAGAGATCTTCTTATTAAAGAATATAAATTTATTGTTATTGATGGTATAGAGGCTGATGACTTAGCAGCTATATTATCTGAAAGAATTAATTCTTTTTGTAATGAGAGTGTTGAGAATGTATATTCTTATAAAGCTGTTATTGCAAGTATAGATAAAGATTTACCTCAAGTTAATGGTATACATTATAATTTAAAAACACATCAGAGAACTATAGTATCTGATGATAACTGTTATATATATTATAATGATGATAAGAAGAAACTTGATGCCACAGGTTATAAATCTTTATACGCTCAAATGTTAATGGGGGATACCGCTGATAATATACCAGGACTACCTAAATATGGTCCTGTTAAAACATATTCTCTCTTAAAAGATTGTGCTAATAGAGAAGAATGTAAACAAGTTGTTATTGAAGAATACAAAAAAGTTTATCCTTTCGATTATGAAGATCGAATTAAAGAAAATTTTTCACTTGTTTACATATTAAGAAATCATAATAACATTGATGATATTCAAATCAAAGTGTTTAATGATTGTAATTAAAATATTAAATGTTAAAGAAAACAAAAACATATCGGTATCTATTTGAACCGACTGTTAATTTATATTATAATAATGAAATAAAAAGTATTTTATTTTCTTTTAATATACTCAATGTCTATTTAGGAGATAAGTCTGTAAATGACTCTAAAATGGAAGATGGTATATTTTATGTACTTGTAAAAGTAGATGATCAATTTGAAAATAAAATAACTAAGTTAAAGAGTATTACTAAATATTATTTAGGTTCTTATCATGTAGGAAATCGTGATGATAATTTAGCAATAATTATGTTTAAAACTATGGGTGGTAAAAGCTTGAGTAACTTTATTAATTCTAAATTTAGTGAAATGTATTCAGAACATTTACTGGATTCTGATAAAGATAAATTTATTGTTTATGATACAATCAGTAAGAAAATAGGATTAAGTAAAGAATATCATGTTTTAAAACACTCTCAAGAATATTATCAAACTTTAGTTAAAGAACTAGAGTTAGAAGAAGACTTAGCTAATGAACTCTGGGATAAAGAGTTTGATAGCAAAGTAAAAAATGAAGAAGAATTATTTGATGTTAACTTTTTATATCAAACAGAATTAAAAGAATAAACAAATGCAATTTAAATTTCACTCAACAGAGTATCTAATTGAACCGTACATATCTAAAGCTATAACTCATAAGAATGAGGAGTTTGTAATTACTGATCTTATAGATCCTAAAACTTTACATGCTTATTTAAGTTCTGATCCTGATAAATTAACTGTAAAGTTAATGACGTATGAGATTAAAACTTTATTAGCTAACAAGGTTACAACTTCTCAAAAACCAACTCAAGAGTTAATAAATAACTTTAGACAAAAGTTTGTTAATGAATCAGAACTACAGTTTAATGAACTGTATGATATTAAACATGATGACTATAAAGAAGATATTTCTTATTACACAACGAGTGGTGAGTATGAATTAATTGTAAATTATTCTACAGATTCAACTATTCAAGATTTAGGTAATATCGATGTAGTCAATTTTAATTTACCTAATAAGAATATTAATATTAAGATTTCTAGTGCACATTATATAATTAACAATAAAGTTGATTATATATCATTTGCTTTGTGCTGTAGAAAGCTTTATAACAAATATCCTAATCTTAAAACTATCATTGTTATTCCTGAAAAATTAAACATGCAGATTATTAACAAAATTATTCAAAAAGAATTTAATAATAACTTAGTAAAAATTATAACTTATGAAGCAACAAATACAAATTAAATTGTTAAATGACAAAGCTAAATTACCTACTAAATCTACTGAATCTGCAGCATGTTATGATGTAATTGCTACATCAATAAATCATAATGAAAGATACGTTGAATACGGTCTTGGGTTTTCTACTGAAATTCCGGAAGGATATGTTGGTAAAATATTTCCAAGAAGTAGCATCAGTAATTATGATCTTACTATGTGCAATTCTGTAGGTGTAATTGATTCAGATTATCGTGGAGAATGGAAAGTAAGGTTTAAACTTGCTGCTCCTAACTTCATTTATATGGATTCAGAGTATATTGATCCAGATACAATGCCTGAAAAATTATATGATGTAGGTGATAAAATAGCACAAATTAGTTTTGAGAAATTAACTGATGTAGAATTCATTGAATCTGAATCTCTAATGGAAACAGAAAGAGGTAGCGGAGGATTTGGTTCTACTGGAAACTAATATGAGATATAGTAATAAAGAACTTAACTTAATCCATAAATTCATGTTTGATTTAAATGCAAATCAAATATCCGAATTATTAGTGGAGCATGGTCATTATAAGAGAAAGGCAAAATCTGTTCAAAAGAAAATTGATGATAAAAATAGAGAACTTGAACGTAAAGAGATGCGTCGAAAATATCTTGAGAACTATGCTAAAAATAATCCAATTAAATATAGAGCAAGAACTCTGTGGAACAGTGCTTATTCAAGATCTAAATCTAAGAATTTAGATTTTGATTTAAGCATAGAGTGGATAGAATCAAGATTACGAGAGGGTATTTGTTCAGTTACTGGACTACCTTTTGAAATAAAACAATATTCAAAAAATGGTCATCTGGATAAACTAAGTCCATATGCTCCATCTATTGATAGAATTGATTCTGATAAAGGTTATACTATGGATAATACTCAAATTGTGCTTAACAATTATAATAAATTTAAGTCTGATTCGAGGACAGAGGATAGTATAATTATAGCAAGAGCTCTTGTCTATAGGACAAAAGATTTAATTGTATCTAAGTAAGATTAAGAGATTAATGCGCGTACTATTTATTATCATTGCGATAATAAAGAAATACGCGTATTATTTTTTAATAAAAAAAGATATAATAAAAATATATGATATGTCAAATAAAAAGAGATCCTAATACTAACGAAATAGTAGAAGTATTAGATCCATTCGGTAGGCCATCAAAAGTCTTTGATAAATATGTAGAACATTTTTCAGATACAATTAATGATCCTATTATATTAAAAGAAGAAGCAGCTAAATTATACTTAAACTTTAATAATTCAGAGAGTATGGTACAAAATTTAGTTAATTCAGATGATTTTCCAATGTTAGAAGAAACAATTAATAAATTTTTAGAACTTAATAATAAAGAATCATTATTAATTTTAAATAAATTATGGATTAATATTACTGATGATTATCAACAAAGTTTAGATAATCTAAAATATAATTTTATTAATTTAGGTTATGATATAATAGATGTACAAGATTTAAGTCAACTTTATTTAAACTTATATGGTCCGCCAGATACATTTATTGATGATTATTTTGTTAATGAATTCTTTTATAAACTTGCATCTGTAACAAAAGATAAAAATTTACGATCTTTTATTAATGATAATTTACCTTTATATAATAACTTTAAAGAATTAGTAATAAAAAATCTTGATAATTTATATAAATTACCTGAAAATATTAATTATAATAGAAGAAATTATCGTAATACAGAAGGTAAAACAACTACTTTTATAATAAATAAAGAATATAATCTTGTTATTAATGACTTAGATAAAAATTTAATAAGATCTAAACTACTTCCTTTACTTCAATATATTAGATCAAGTGATTTTTCTGTTTCTAAAGATGGATTTAAAGAAAAAATTTATCCTATTCTTAACGGTTTAATTGATAATGATTTAATTAAACCTGTAACTGATTTATTATTAAGTAGTAATAAAACTAATGTATACTTAGGTATGTTACAATTATTAAATAGTAATATTTATTCTGAAGCATTAGAAGAATTTATTACTAAATTTGATATTAATGATTTTTATGGAGAAATAGATGTTCTTATTAAATTAATTGATCCATATTATGAAGCGTTACCATTTAGTTTACAACCACAAGCTGCACCTGAAGAATCTAGAATTAAAATAGATAAAGCAAAAGAAAACATTAGAGCTATATTAGGAGATGCTGTTGAAGTATCTACTGATATTGAAACTGTTATGGATAACATGAAAGTATCTGGTGTTCCATTTGGTTTATTTTTTAATAATCTAATTTACCTAAATGAAAAAGCTGCAGAACAAGGTACAGAATATCATGAAGCATTTCATGCTGTATTTAGAATGTTCTTAAATGATAATGAAATAGATCTATATATTAATGAAGCTAGGAAAGAAATGAATCTTTCTGAAAAACAGCTTAATGATAAGATTGATAAGTTAAGAGATTCAGTAAGTAATTATGAATCTTTATCAAAACAAGAACTAGAACAGTTAGTTTATGAAGAGTATTTAGCTGATAGATATCAAGCTTTTACTAAAACTAATAAACCATCTACTAGTAACTTATCAATTGTTAATTTGTTTAATAGACTTATGAACGCGTTTCTTAAGTTAATCGGTGTTAGAGGTAAAGTTGACGCTTTATTTCATGACATCAACAATCAAAGGTTTAAAAATAAAACTATCACACCTAATAGATTCGTTAGACAAATGAGACAAATTCCAGCATTCCAATTAATCATATTGGATAATCAAGGTTTAGATAAAAATGGAGCACTTTCCATTGTTTACGCAAAAGAGCAAGAGACTGACAAAATAATTAGTGATATTGCTGCTTTAGTTTATCATGAAATACGTAAGGATCAATCTGATGTTAAACCTGATATAGTTACTGTTTTTAATAAAGTAATGGAAGAAAGGTTTAATTTTTATAATCCTGATAGTGAAGAGAATTCAGAAATAATAAATATTATAGCTGAGAAAAAAGGTGATGCTGCTGCTGATAAAAAGTATAATGAATTAATAAAAATACAAGAAATATTCAATGTTAATAATGAAGAAAATAAACATAACATTGATGTAATACTAGATGGATTAAAAGATAAATATAAGTTATTTAATTTTAATCCTTTTGATGATGATTACTTTGATGAGAATAAAGCTGACAATAGAGAGATGTTAGATATCACTAATGTTGAAATTGGTGGATTTGATATGATTCCTAATCAGCTAAGAGAATTTATGAGTCTTGTTACTTATGAAGTAGAAGATGAATATACAGGTAGAAAAATATTTAAATCTGTAGATGGTTCTGTAGTATATAATGGTTTGATAAAATCATTAGCATCAAAAGACTTTACTGATGTTATGGATGAGTTTGAAAAATTTGTTGAATATGGAAATGACATGTCCAGAGCTGTTTATCAAGCTCTTAAAGAAATTACTAAACATAATTCTGATGAATATGATAACGAACATCAATTAGTTAATTTGTTTAGAATTACTTTTGATAAAGAAAAATTAAGTTATTTACAAACACTTATTGATTCAGATACAAGACAAAGTATAGTAATTAATGCTCTTAATGAAGATGTAGATCAAGTACAGATAAAAGATTGGTATGCAAATTGGGATAATAATAAATTAAGTGATATTTTAAATGATCCTAAACAAAGAGCGTTGTATGACAGATATTTTAAAGCTTTAGAAGATTTAATTTTTGAAGATTCTTTAATTTTAATTAAAAATGCAAATGGTAATTCAGTTGAATATAAAAAAATATTTAAAGATGTAATTACAAAGTTTAATGAAGGATTTAAAGTACAGAAAAAAGATACAGAATTAAATATACCTAGTTTTGAAAAACTTACAGGAATGACTTTATCTGAAGGTTTAATCATTTTTAGTATTCTTGATAATTTTTACAATGAAAATGTTGATTTATTTAAAGTATTAATACCAAAAAAAGATCAAAACTTTTATACTTCTTTTAAAGAATTATTAGTTAAATCTCAAGATGAAAATAAAATTGCAGAAGGTTTAACTAAAAATAGTTTAGATCAGATTAAAAAAATAATGTTTAAAAGTGACGAACAAGTTACTGATCTTAAAAATTATTATGAATTTAAAGTTCAAAAATTAAGAGAACAAGGTAGAGATTCAAGTAAGTTTCAAATTAATCCTAATGAATATCGTAATATTTACATACCATTTCCTGATAGAGAATATCTAGATGAAAATAATAAAACAGAAACTAAAGTAGAAGATGTATTAGGTTTTATTAAAAAGATAGCTAATGCTAATGCTTTATTTGATGAAACTGTTACTGAATCAAGTTTTCAAGATGCTAATCAAAATCAAAGATACTCTCACGTATTAAAATCTTATCAGAGTGTTGCTACACGAAGACTTAGAGATAAAGCTAAAAGAGATAAATTAGCAGCTAAATATCCTGGAACAGTTAAAAATAACTATTTACTTTCTGGTACTCAAGCTATGACTGAGTCTATTTTTAAAGATTTTAAATTTGAGAATACAGGTGATTTAAGACAAACGCCTCTTAAACCTAGAGATGAAAAAGGTAAAATTATTGAAGGTTTTAGTAGGTCTACTACTAAAGAAGGTAAAGGTGTTACATCAAAAACAATTGACTTTAAATCTCTTAATCTTCTTCAACTAACTTTATTTAAAGAAAGAAAAGTTAAAAAGATTAAAAATGAAGCTGGTCTAGTTACAGAAGTTGAGTCCTCTTATTTTATACCTAAAATATTTGAAACTAAATCAACTGATGAAGCTATACAATTACCTGTTAATAATGTAAGAAATAACGATAAGTTTTTTGATTTAGAAAATGGTGGTATGACTGATTCTGCTGTTGATACAATATTTGATTTATTGTTATCTGAGATAAGTTTAATTGATAGGGTTGAGAATGAATTAAATGAAGGTATAGAGTCTTTATTAGATTTTATGAGCAGACAAAATAATTCTGAAGAAAGACTTAACTTACAATTAGAATTAGCTAAATTAGAAAATAAAGAATATAATACTGAAAATTTAAGTACTGAAGAAGCTTTTGATGTTATAAATCAACAAGGTGAAGATATCAAAAGAAAACAGGAAATAAAAAATATTCTATCTGAAGGTTATACTGGACCTATTCTATATGAAGATTTTCATATACAAACTGATGGTAAAGGTAATTTAAAAAGAAATAAAGATGGCTCACTTAAAGGTGTAGGTAGAGGTTTTGATTTATGGAATTTTAAAGAACTTATGAAATATTCTAATAATTTAAAATCTTATGTTAAAGCTCGTAAAGAACTAGCAAACATGATGTTATTAGAAAAGACAAAAGATTTAACACCAGATGAATTAAATAAAAAATCAAAACTTGAAGCTACAATTAAAAGAAATAGTCCTACTCAAATAGAAAAAGAGATAAAGGATGCTATTCGTGAAATGTTTACTAAAGATTTAAATAATTATCATAATAGATTATCTAGTTATAAAATAATTAGTAAATCAACTGATGGTAAAATTGATAATCTTTTAGTACCATTTGATGAAAATAAATATAAGAACGTAGAAGACTTTATTGGTGATTTTTATTTTAATGATTTTATTAACTCATTATCTTATAATCTTCTAATTGATAAAGATCCTCGTATCCGTAAAAACGAAACAGATGCTGTTAAGCGTAATGCTGGTTCTCTAGCTTTTGGTCCTAATGCTGGTCAAGGAGAATTTACTGTTGCTTATAGAGATGAACAGGAACAAGAATATGATATTGTAACAGGTAAAAAAGAAAAGATAAATAGAGATGATGGTCAAGCTCATATGAGTACTGATAGATTTATTTTTATTTTAAAGAGAAATGGTAAACTAGGAGATTCCATTAAACCTATAATTGATAAGATTAGGTTTGGTGAAAAACTAACTTGGGACGAATTAAAAAAACTTGATAGTTTAAATGCTACATTTAATTCTGTTAAGGGTGTTTATTTTGATGGAGAAATATATCATAAACTTTCTTATGCTATATTAATAAGAGAACTAACATCATGGTTACCAAAAGAAAATCAAGCTAAAGCTAATGAACTTAAATCTAAGATTAAAGAATTAGAAGCTTCTGTTGGATTTAGAAAAAATAATTCTGATGTTAAAGATAAAGTAAAAAAATTATGGGATGAATATGAAACATTATGGGAACCTAGAGATAATCACAAAGTATTACATAACATGAGAGTAAATATGCAGTTAAATGGTATTGATGAAGTACTACCTAAATCTGCATCTAAACTTATTACTCCTGTTGTTGCTACTGATGTTAATGGCTATCATGATTTTTCTTATAATACATCTAAACGTAAAAATGAATTTTGGAGACTACAAGTAGAAACTCCTTCTGGTAAAACTAAGATTACATTTATGTCACAACTTTTACAGATCATTGATAATGAACAAGATAAAAGTAGACTGGCTGCTATTAGAGGAGAAGTTTATGAGATTAGTGATGTAGTTAAAAAGTATCGTCAAGCTTTAACAGATAGAGTAAGAAACTCTGTTGAACATGCTATTTCTGTATTAGGTTACTTTGATGGAGATGGTAAGTTTCAAAGAGATATGGTTAATTTTCAAAAGAAGATTAAACAAGTACTATTAAATAGTGGATCAGATGAAGTCTTACTTGACTTCTTTAGAGAATTTAGTGTTGATGGAAAATCAAGTAAATATAACTTTAATATTCCTGCTATTGCTGAAAAGTTTGAACAACAGTTTTTAGCACATTTCTCTAAGAATGTATTACAACAAGTAGTACCAGGTAGAAAAGTATCATTAATATCTGATTATGGTAATGAAGTTATTGTTGATCAAAATGATAATGTAATTACAAGATTATCTATTGATGAGAATCCTGAAAAATATTATGAGAAAAATAAAGATACAGGTAAATGGAGTCTTAAAAAAGAATATAAGACTAGAAGACTTAGATGGAGTGAATCAGATCAATTACAAGGATTTAGAATAGGTGATAAATTAATAACTCAAGATGATGTATCTTCTGACTTATTTAACTTAATTATAAATGAACTTAATGATAAAAAAGTTACTGATGAAGTATTTGATAATAACATGTTAGTTTTTTTATCACGTAATAATGAATTACTTAGAGAATACATTAGACTTAAAACATCTTTATTAATAGATTCTAGAACAAAAAAACCTATTAAAGAAAAGTATAAAGTTCGTGTTAATAAAGTAATATCTGGTTTACAAACTGGTATTGATACTCTTGGTCTTCTTTTAGCTAAAGAAATAGGAGGTTTAGAAATAGGTGGTACAACTACATCTGATTTTGGTAATGAAAAAGGTAAAGGCGCTAATAAAAAATTAGCTGAAGAACTTGGTGTAGTAGCAATATCAGATGAATTACAAAATAGATATGATGCTGAAAATCCTAAATCTAAAAAAGGATCTAGTTATTATAATGCTCGTACAGAACAAAATGTAATTAATTCTGATGTTACTATTTATTTTTCAGAAGGTGCTAAAGATTCAGCAGGTTTAATATCTACTAGAAAATTTGCAGAAAAACATGGAAAACCTTTCTTCTTATATGGAAAAGATTTTAATACTGATGAAGAGTTAAGAGAGTTACTTTCTAAAGTACCACATGGAACTATTAACATTGCTGGAAATAGAGAAGGTGGAGAAGGTACAAATACTGAAAAGTTATCTGATGAATTTAAATCTGATGTTGAATATATATTAACAAATATATTTAGTCCTTATACAGAATTAGAAGAAACTGATCCTAATGTAACAGTTAATTATGCTAAACTTAGATCTTTATTATCTACTGTTAAACAAGCAAGTGTTTCTGAAGTAATGATGCCAGCATGGTCTAAAGAAATATTTAATCTAAAGTCTAATGACATAATTGATTATAAAACTTTAGAAGAGTTTAAAGCTATTAGTGATAAGCTTACTGAAGAGGATTACAGAAGACATAAAACAAACAAAAAAGCTATAGATTCTATACTTCAAATGTTTGCTACTCGTATTCCTACTGAGGATAAACGTTCAATGATTTCTTTTAAAGTAGTCGATTTTCTTCCTCTTGCATTAGGTGACGTTGCAGTATTACCTTTAGAGACAGTGTTATTCTCCGGTGAGGACTTTGACATTGACTCTAAGTATACATTACTTAAAGATTTTTATACTACTACTGATGATAAAGGTAACACTAATTTCCATGTATATGGAGAATATACTATTAAGGAATTAAGATCTATGTATAATCCTAATAATCTTCCTGAAATATCTGATGATGAAATACTTAATATGCATTTATTTGAAGAGTATATTAAGCATATAGCTAAAGACAATTCAAATGTTAGATTTGATTTAGAAGAAGCTAAAGCTATACTTATTGGAGAACAATATAAAGGTGTAAATGTATTTTATGAAAATGATAAGCTTGTAAAAGAGCTTAGAACTGAATTAGAAACTATTAGGAATGAAGCTGATGAAATAGGTAAAGAAATTAAACTTCTAAAACAAGAAGATGAAAAACTTAGAAATGAATATATAGGTTTTAAATCAGATTTAGAAACTGTTAATTTATTAAATGTTAACATTGATTTCGAATTAAATTCATTACCTGATAATGAAAGTACAAGATTTATTAGTGATGCAAATAATATATTTAAAAGATTTAGTAAAGAAGAACATGATGAGTTAAGTAAACTATCAAAACAAGAATGGGAATTATCAAGTTCTAAAGAGTATACTGATTACTTAGAAGAACAACAACCTAATAATGATGACTTCAGTAAATATATTGATATACTTAATTCATTATCTAATACTGATAAAATTAATGATACTACCAGACAAGGTTTAGAATCATATGTTGATATGTTAAACTTAACAGAAAAAGGAGAAAAAATTGCTGAACAAGCTCTTTATCAATTAAGTCAAATTAAAGATAAAGCTGCTAAACTTAAAGAAAAGTATCCAGTTGTTAAAGAGTTAGAAAAAGTAACATCTGAAATTAATTTAATCTTAAGTGAAAAAATTAAGAATGCAATTAATAATAAAGGTGTTAACGTTAAATTAACTAATAGTAAAGAACATTATAAATTAAAAACAAAAATTTATAGAGAAGCAAAAAATACAATAAGAGAATTTAGAAATTCTGTTATAGAAGGACGAGGATACGATAGTGCAGTTAACATTTCTAGAAATAAAAATCAGAAATGGAATCAATTGCAGTCTGTAAGAGATGCTCGTAATGAATTAATAGAAGAAGTAAAACCTAAAAATCAACGTATTGCTGAACTTTTTAAACTACTTAGTGAACAGAAAAAATTAGTATCAACTTATAATTTACAAGCATTATTAATAGCAATGAGGATGAATAAATTACCTTCTTCACTAGAAGAGTTTTTAAATCATCCTCACTATAAGAGATTAAATAACTCTGCTATAAATAATGAAATTGTAGATATGGTAAGTTTACTATATTTAAATTCTGGAATGGATAAAGTTAGATATGAATCTACTGATTTAGAACCGTTTCATGGCGATGGAAAAGAAAATAGTACAAATATTGGATTATCTAAAACTATGTTACTACTAACAGGAAGAAATATTGATGACTTTTTATACAATAGTGCTGAAGGTAAAATGCAAGCAAAGGAAGCTAATAAACTTGGTGCTCAACTTATTGGTCCTGTTGCTATTACTAACATTGTTAAAGCTGTACTAGCTCGCTCAAAAACAAATATGACTAAATCTGCAATTATTTTTGATGGTAAAACTTATGATAATTTAAGTTCTTATGAATCTGAAGATATAGGTTTTAATATTGTTCTTACTGACGAAGGTGAGTATCAAATTAATCTTGAAGTTGATGCAGAGGGTAAACCTAAAATATTTAAAGATAAAAGGATAATGGCCGAGATATCTTTATTATTAGCAGCAATGACAGATAATGCTAAACATGGTGATGCGTTTAAATTAAACCTTAGTCTTAATACATTAGGTACATATACATATTTAATGTCATTAGGTATTGGTACAAACAGATCAATGTTATTAGCTAATCAACCTGCTTTATATGAATTTAATAAGTTGAATTCATCTAAAACTTCTGCAGTTATGTCTAGTGATGATATAAGAAATGCAGAAAATTTAAATGAAATTAAAACTATTCAGAAGAAGTATGAAGAAATTCGAGCAGCTCTTGAAAATGAAATATTAAATGCTATTAAAAATGATAAAAGTCTTGATACTGTTAATTATAATAATAGCAAAATGTCATTTACAGATTTTGTTAAACTTCAAACTCAATCATTAAAAAATGAAGATTTAGATGATATATCTTTAAATTCTTTAGAGTTATTTAATTCAATTAAAACTTTTAAAGATTCAGGTATAGATTATTTAAATGAAACAACGACTGGTTTTATTGATAAAGCTAAAAGTATTAAAAACTTAAATGAACTAAAAGAATTATATTCTGCTATAGTTACTCAAAGTCATGTTATTAAAGCTTTTGATAAATTACAAAAACAGTCTAAAACGTTTTCTTCAATTAATGCTTTATTACGTTTGAATCAAGGTTTACCATCATCATTTTATGAGTTACAAAACTTGTGGGATATGATTGATACTTTCCAAATAGATACAGAAGCTTTATTAAAAGGTTCTTCTTACTATACAAAGTTATCTAAATCTTCAAATGCTATATATGATATTCAAGATGTATTAGAAGAAAATCAAGATATGAAACAAATGCTTATTCATTTTTTAAAGATAAATGAAATAAGTAAAGAATTTGTTATCAGTCAAACTGATTTCTTTGATGGAGTATTCAACAAAATAGTTGAAAATTTACGATTAGGTATTAAAGATAGAGCTAATAGTCTTAAGCAAATTAAGAAAGATTTATCATCATTCTTAACTTTAAATGCTTATAGAAATTCATTTGTAAGACGAGGTGAAAGAGTTCCATTTGGTCCTGAATTACTTTATACTAATTTAGTAGATCCTAATCTACCTAATGAAATGTTAAGTAAAACTTTGTCACAACAATTAGAAGATTTATTAAATGATTCTGATCCTAATGTATCTGATGCAATTAAAAATAATATATTTATTAAAACTATTAGATCTGAAGTTAATAAAATAGCTTCTGATGATATTAATCTTTTTAGTAATAACCCGTATGGTATATCTATAAACTTAGATTTAATTACTGCAGATACTCGTAAGAAGATTGATCCTGATCTTAGAAAACGTATTGTTAACGGTTTCCGTGAACTTATGTCTAGTACTGATGGTAAAATTAGACAGTTTGCTGATAATTTATTCTATTATACTATAGTTAAAGATGGTATGCAGTTTAAAAATTCATCATTCATTAAATATTTACCAGCAGAAATTTATCAAGATTATTCTGATATTCTTGAAAAAGTTAATACTGCTTTACGTAATAATGTTTGGGAATCTACTGATAAGATTGAAGGACTTCAAGATCTTGTAGGAATGAGTAAAAAAGAAATAGAAAATTCTTTTATTAGCTTATTTGCTAGAGATATTGAAAATAGAAGTTTACTTAAAAGTGTAACAGATGCACAATTATCTAATATATCAACTAATATTAAAATAGAACTTGATAGCGAAATAGATATTTTTACTTCTAGTGAAGAAGAAATATATGCTGGTTTTGACCATGATAATATATCAGTTGATGTTTCTCATTTATTTGACTATAGTAAAGCTAGAATAGCTTTATACGAAAGTGAAGATAATGAAATGCCATTACTAACAACTATATATAAAAGTGGATTATTAGATCAAATAGATAATAAAAATCTTTACGAAATATTTGAAAAATTTCTTGATTCACAAGAGCAAAAAAGTATTAGAAAACTCATTGGGTATTCTAATAAAAATGAATTTAATAATATATTAAGTAAAGAGAAAAATATCAGTAACACTGAAGTTGCAAAAAAAGTTAAATCAGAACTTACAAGTGTAATAAATCCAATAGTTAAAAATACTCCATTTAATGGTGTATATGATAAAAATGGACTTGTTATAGGGTTAGAGTTTCCTTTATTCTTTGTAATGGAAAAACAACCACCTAGACCTGATTTTGATAATATGACTGAAGAAGAACAGATAGCATATGAAAAAAGAGAGATTGAATATGAAACATTTGTATTAGTATCTTTTGATGGTATGCCTTCTGATGTTAAAGATAAAGTTACTTTAGATGAATTAGAAGAAAAAAATAAATATAAATATAAAGGTAGAAAAGCTGTCTATGTAAAAGTAGATAATATTCATACTTCTATTTATAATTATTTATATACACCACAAGAATATAAACATTTAATGTTACGTCTTGTTGAAATGCAGAAAAAAGTAATTGCACCTTTGTCTCAATTACTAAATAAAGATGGAGTAAAAGCAGATATACAACTTGACAGTTTAACAGAAATTGGAGAAGTATTTGCTGAATCTAAAGATTCATTTGCTTATAATTTAGAAATGACAGAGAATCCTCAGCTTCCTGGGGGTTCTCTTTTAAAAGTTGTTGAAGATTTTAAGAAGGATGGAGATACTACTAATTCATTTAGTAAGTCTGAAGAAAAGTTATTATCTAAACGTATGTTTGGAAACGAAAGATATAAGTTAATTAATGATAGTACATTATCAGTTAATTTGTTATCTGACTCAGATAAGAATCATTTAAAAAATGAAAATGTTCTTATTAAACCAGTAACTAATAAAGATGTGTTATCTAAACTTGATCTAAAGATAGGTGAGACAGCTTTAATTACAATTAATAATGTTGTATATAAAGTTACAAGTAAAGGTGTAACAACTCCATATGATATAGTTTCACAATTAGGTTTAGATAAGAAAAATATTAAAAGTGAATTATCACCTTTTATTTCTGAATATAATAATGATATGAATAATTGGTTAGGTTATGATAGAACATCTGACGAATACTTACCATTTAAAGGTAAATCTACTCAGATATATCAGATACAACCTTACTATGAAAAAGAAGTTTCAAAAGTATTAGAAAATAGAAACAGACCTAATTATGGTGTTAAAGAAGTAATTACTGTATTTAGTGATAATTTATCTAATTTAAAATTACATGGTTTACAAATAGTAGATGAAGTAAATACTGAAGGTTTTATACCAAAAGTTGCAAAACTATATATGGAAAAATCTCCTAATATTGTTGTAGTATTTGATAATGGAAGTTCTGAAACACAAGCTTCTATTAATATAGTTGTTAATAATAATGTAGAAGAAGTTGCTGATAAAGTTACTAATGCACAAAAAGGTTTATTTGTTATAGATACTAAAGGTAATATGGATGAACAAATTCAAGATCTTAAGAATTTCTTTATAGTTAATAATATACCTAATGTATATAATAAAGTTATGATAATTAAATCAAAAAATGATAACTCTGATTATACCAGTTATATTAAATCTGCATTAACTAATGAACTACAATCTGTAGGCCTATCTCAAAATTTATCTGTTTATTTTACTGTAACTAAAATTACAAATGATTTAAGAAAATTAGGTTATCTTGTAAAACCAGATGATATATTATCAAAAGGTACAATTGATGTTCTACCTTCATTATTAACTAAGAGTGAAGATGGAAAAAAACTTTATACATATATTTTACAAAATGCTGACAAGATTAAAGCAGAATCAGATATGTATATTAGATCTCGTACTGTTTTAAGTGATAAAACTGAATCTGATTTACAAAATATAGTTAAGAAAACAAGAATTACAAAAACCTTACCTCATAATATGAAACATATAGAACCAGATAGAAATGGTTTAAGTATGAGTCCTATGAGAGATGATTTAGTAAGTCAGAATATTAAAACTACTTACGATGCTATTATTTCATTTTTAAGAACTCAAACATCAAGAAAATTTGCAGATATATCTGATATGTCAGTTGGTGAAATTGTAAAAATAACAAGTAAAGGTAGAGCTCCTATTTATGTTAAAATTACTAATATTTCTGATAAGAGTGTTAATGAATTACTATCTGAAGATTATGCTAAACTAGGTTTAAAATACGATCCAAATAATTTAAAAATAAAAGATCTGCAAAAATCTGAATATGCTAGAAATTGGAGTAAAAAACAAGGATGGGATATTAGTTATATGATGTTAAATATGGATTCAATAAAAGATAAATATGATGTCGATTTTGAATACATTCCTAATATAGATCAATATGCAAGAGATACAAATCAAACAATTACAGATAATAAATTTGGATTTGTTATAAATGATGAGTTTGGATATAATAAAAATAAAGCTTTAAATGCTAATGGATTTATTGGGTATACTGATGTTAAATCTATAAAATCTAAAGTTAATGATTATCTAAGAAGTGCTTCTAATCAAGGTATAGCTACTAATGATAATATAATTGCTGATTCTTCATCACAAATATTTGTTGCTGTACCAGCTAACAACACAATGTCAGAGGATGTTAAGAAGAAGATTATTAATAAAGCTATTGAAATACTTAATGCAAATGGAACATTACTTATGAATAATTTAGTTAGAGCTAACAATGAGTATAATATATCTGGTGAAGGTGTTATTTTAAAAGAACTATATGAAAGATTTAACAATTTAACTGCAACTAATGTAGTAAATTACACTGAATATTCCTTAAGTAACTTTGAAAAAGACTTAGAAACAGATGGTCAAGTGAATAAAGATTGCAAATAATATAAAAAGGTAAAAGGGAATTCTTCGGAGTTCCCTTTTTCGCCTATCAAAAAATTTATCTAACTATTAAAAGAAAAAATATGGCATGTTTTTATGCTCCTAACGGGCAAACAAGTAATTTATATGAAGAACTTAAATCTTTATATGGAGAACGAAAAGCAAAAGAAATATGGTATAAAGTAAGAACTCCTGAATTTTCAAATGAATTTGGAAACTGGGAAAGTGCATCTAAAGAATTAAAACTTTATACTAAAGATTCATTTGAATATAATGCTGCACGAGCATCTTATTCTAAAGTATCTCCTTTTGTAGATAACAATTTTGAACCTAAGTTAATGTATCTACAAGATGCTAATAGTGTTAAACCATTTAAAACTGCATTAGATAGTTTTATTAATGATGATAAAATTAAAAGGTCAAT